GGTAGCACTACTGGAGGAGCTGGTGGTGTTGGTGGAATAGTTAATCCAATTTTTGCACCAGGTTGTGCAGGAACTCCGGGACCAACGCCAGGTGTAAGATATTTTTCAGGTGGTGGAGGTGGATCAACATTTAATGGGGGTAGTCCTGGTGCAGGAGGATCAGGTGGTGGAGGTCCAGGTGCAACTTATCCAACTCAAGGAACAAATGGAACAGCCAATACTGGTGGCGGAGCTGGTGGAGGTTCTTATGCTGGTGGGACAGCAGGAGGTGGCGGAGCTGGTGGATCAGGTTATGTTTTAATAAGGTATAAGTTTCAATAGGTAAATTATGAGTGAAATAAAAGTAAATAAAATTAGTCCAAGAACAGCGTGTGGTACGGTTCAGTTAGGAGATAGTGGAGACACTATTACAATTCCCGCTGGTGCAACAATTACAAACTCCGGTACAGCTGCAGGTTTTGGTTCCACAGGTGAAGTATCTTGGAACACAACAAAAGTAACAACAGGTTTTACAGCAGAAAGTGGTGTTGGATATTTTGCAGATACTAGTAGTGGAAGTTTTACAATCACACTGCCTGCAACACCAAGCGCAGGAAATGTAATTGCCGTTCAAGATTATACAGGAACATTTGGAACAAACAAATTAACTATCGGTAGAAACGGTTCTAATATTAATGGAGCAGCTTCTGATTTAGATTTATCTAAAAACAATACTGCAACACAATTAATATATGTAGATGCAACTGAAGGATGGAGAGTTGTTTTTACTGGAAGTTTATCTGATGTACAATCTACTTTTGTAACTGCAACTGGTGGTAATTCAGTGGTTACTTGTGGTAATCAAAAAATGCATATCTTTACAGGACCAGGAACTTTTTGTGTTTCACAAGTAGGATGTTCAGCAAATGAAACAGTAGATTATTTGGTAGTAGCTGGTGGTGGCGGAGGTGGTGCCCAAGGTGGTGGTGGAGGCGCAGGAGGTTTTAGAATCTCTTTTGATTCACCTTTAGCAGCAGCTAGTGCTTTACCTGTGTCAGTACAAGGTTATCCAATTTCAGTAGGGGGTGGTGGAGCAGGTAGTACTTCTGTTCCAACTGCAGGTACGAATGGAGTAAATTCAACTTTTTCATCAATAACATCAGCAGGTGGTGGTGGAGGAGGATCGGATGGTCCTAAAGTCGCTAACGCTGGAGGTTCTGGTGGTGGCGGAGGATGGGGTCAAGCCGGTGCAGCAGGAAATACTCCTCCAGTAAGTCCATCTCAAGGTAATACAGGTGGAACAGGTTATCCAAATTCGGCTTCTCACGGAGGAGGTGCTGGAGGTGGAGCAGGTGCCGTAGGTGGCAATGCTAATTGTAACGTGGGTGGAACAGGTGGTATAGGAATGAATACTGCTATTTTAGGAAGTAGTCCAGCGGCTCCTTCAACAGGAACAACAGGACCAGCTCCAGGAAGATATTTTTCAGGTGGTGGTGGTGGGAACGCTAACCCAGGATATGGTGGTGGAGGACCAGGCGGTGCTGGTGGTGGTGGAAACGGAGCAGATCCTAGTGGAACTGTAACTAATGGAACTACAAATACTGGTGGTGGTGCGGGTAGCAAACACGGAGCATATTCTTCACCATATACAAATGGTAATGGTGGATCGGGAATTGTTATAATAAGATATAAATTCCAAGCTTGATGAACAATTAAAATTAATATATAAGGAGAAACATTATGGCACATTTTGCAAAACTAGGAGCTAACGGAAAAGTTATTCAAGTATTAACACTTGATAACAAAGATATGTTAAATGCTGATGGTGTTGAAGATGAAGCAGTAGGTCAACAATATTTAGAATTACACAATAATTGGCCTGCACAAATGTGGATTCAAACTTCATATAATACAACAAATAATAAACATACTTTGGGTGGCACTCCTTTTAGAGGTAATTATGCAGGTATAGGCTATGAGTGGGATGAAGATAATAATATGTTTTTTCCAAAAAAACCATATGCTTCTTGGGTAAAAAATACAACTGATGCTAGATGGCAATCGCCAATTGGTGATGCTCCAGCGTTTACAGAAGAACAAGAATCACAAATGCAAGCTGGCACTCATATGTGGATGTATCATTGGAATGAAGAAAATCAATCCTGGGACTTGACAGACGATAAAGCATAAATTAAAAATGGTGGTGGTATGCAGAAGAAAGTATTAAGCGAACAAGCATTATATTTGGGTGATGTGGCGATGCCTAAAGATTGGGACATTGACCGAGATAAATTGCAGCAAGATATATTAACTTCACACGTTACAGACTCACCTTTTCCATTTTCACGAACTTGGGATATGTTAAATACATATATGCGAGATCATATTGGTCTTGAATATGGTATTAATTTAATTAACAAAGAAACGTGGGGTAATATGTATAAGCCTCAAGAAACAACAATTCCTTTATTAAATATAGATCCTGTTGATCTTAGAAACTCACCAGATTTTACATTCTTATATGGTGTAAAAGTTAAAGATTGTATGGTTAGAATACATTATGAAGATAACAGACGTAAAGGTAAATCTTGGGATATAAAACTTACAAATAATAAATTTATAATGTTTCCATCAACTTGTATGTATTATTTAACCAACAATCAAAAGGATAGTTTAAATTTTGTGCAAACTATAACGTATGAATATATCTAATTATTTTATGTTAAAAAACGTTTTTTCAGAAAAAGTAAGAAAAAAAATGATTAATGATTCTAAAAAATTAATTAAGTTAAGAGACAATATTTGGTTTTGTCCCGACATTACTACACATAAAAATTTTAAAAAACAAATAGAAAAATTAGCTTTACAAACAGCAGAAAAAATTAAATCACATTTAAAAATAAAAAATTCTTGGATTGCTTATAGCACGGGTGAAACTGAAGTTGATTTTCATAATCACGATTCTGATTATTCTTTAGTTTATTATATGAAAACAAATAAAAAAAATAGTGGAACTCAATTTAAAGATGGTTTTGTAAAGGTAAATCAAAATGATGCATTAATTTTTAATTCTGTATTGTATCATAAAGTTCCTAAATATTCTCCCTACGAAGATAGAAAAACTTTAGTTTTGGAATTAAATAAAATATGAACATATCTAATCATTACTGGTATTTTAAATCAGCATTAACACCTAGATTTTGTGATGAGGTTATTAAATACGCAAATGCACAAAAAGAAACAATGGCTATTACCGGTGGTTATGGAAGAAAGAAAGGTGATAAACCTTTAAATAAAGAAGAAATTAAAGATTTAAAAAGAAAAAGAAATTCTGATTTAGTATGGTTAAATGATAGATGGATATATAAAGAGTTACATCCATACGTTCGCGAAGCTAACAGAAATGCTGGTTGGAATTTTGATTGGGATTTTTCTGAGTCCTGTCAGTTTACAAAATATAAATTAAATCAATATTATGATTGGCATTGTGATAGTTGGGATAAACCTTACGATAAACCAAACAGTCCTAATGAACATGGTAAAATTAGAAAACTATCTATGACTTGTCAGTTAACAGATGGTTCAGAATATCAAGGTGGTGAATTAGAATTTGATTTTAGAAACTATGATCCACACATGAGAGACGAATCAAAACACAGGATACAATGTAAAGAGATATTACCGAAAGGATCTATTATTGTATTTCCTAGTTTTGTGTGGCATAGAGTTAAACCAGTAACATCAGGCACAAGATATAGTCTTGTGGTATGGCATTTAGGGAGGCCTTTTAGATAATGTTTATAAATAGTTATTTTCCAACTGTAGTATGGACTGAAGAAAAACCAGAGTTTGTTAAATCGTTAAATAAAGCTAGTAACAAATATATTACCGATGCTCGTAAAAGAGAAAAGGCATATATAAAAGAACACGGTGATTTTGGAAGATCATATCACTCAACAGCACTTACAGTTGATAATGATTTTTTAGATTTTAGAAATTACGTTGGTCAAAAATCTTGGGAGTATCTAGATCATCAGGGTTATGATATGTCTAAATACACAACTATGTTTAGTGAGCTATGGGTACAAGAGTTTGCTAAAAAAGGTGGTGGTCACCACTCCGCACATATACATTGGAATCAACACGTATCCGGTTTTTATTTTTTAAAATGTAGTGATAAAACTTCTTTCCCTGTATTTCATGAACCAAAGACCGGTGCAAGAACAACTAAACTACATATGAGACCAAACTTAAAAGGTGTATGGCCAGGTCACGAACAATTTCACTTAAAACCTAAACCAGGCACATTAATTATTTTTCCAGGATATCTAGAACATGAATACACAGTTGATCATGGTTTAGAACCATTTAGATTTATACACTGGAACATACAGGCTATACCAAAGGAGATGGCTAAAGATGTTTAAAAAAAATAAATACACAATAATTAGAAAAGCTATATCAAAAGATTTAGCTTCTTTTATTGCAAACTATTTTTTAATGCAAAAGCAAGTTTATGACACCTGTGAAGCTGCAAAATACTTTTCACCTTTTGAAACTATTATTGGATATTATGAAAGTGAAAATGAACAGATACCAAACACATATTCTCAATATGCAAATATGGCTATGGAAACATTACTATTAAAATGTTTACCAGATATGGAAAAAGCAACAGGGTTAAAACTATATCCTGCGTACACTTATGCTAGAATATATAAAAAAGGTGATGTTCTTAAAAGACACAAAGATAGATTTAGTTGTGAAATATCTACGACTATGAATCTTGGTGGCGATGATTGGCCGATATATCTAGAGCCATCTGGTGAAGTAGGTAAGAAAGGTGTCAAAGTAGATTTAAAACCAGGAGATATGTTAGTTTATTCTGGCTGTGAGTTAGAGCATTGGAGAGAGAAATTCAAAGGCAAAGAATGCATACAGGTTTTTCTACATTATAATAATCGTAAGACACCGGGAGCTAGAGATAACATGTTCGACAAACGTCCACATTTAGGTCTTCCTTCTTGGTTCAAACGATGATATAATTCTTAGATGGGGGCAGTACACCACCACATACCTACTGCCCCCTTTTAAGGAATTTTATGAGTTTAGGATTTGACGCAATATCAGCATTACCATTTGCTACATCGGGACCAGACGGTGATGTAGCTGTAGTCGTAACGGGTAATAGTCTATCTATTACGATCGGTAGTGTGGGTGTTATTGCGGATGCGGTTACAGAAAATCTAACAGCAAATCCAGTTACATTAGGAACAGGAACATTAACAATAACTGCTGACGCCAATCATACGGTTACAGGAAATGCCGTATCTTTGGGATTAGGTGCATTTACTATCAATATAGATACCAATGTAACACCTTCTGGAAACTCATTGACCTTGGCCACAGGAAATGTT